TAAAGTTAGTGAGATAGTCTGATCTTATAGGAAACTATAAGCTAACATAAATGGAAACTGGCAATGTAAAATACACTTCTAACTATGAGAAGTTGCGTGGATGGATCGGTAAAATTTTTGCCGCAGTACTCATTATAAGTACTGAAACAACACTTTAATTGCTGGGACATCCCTCTGGGACAATCAGCAGCGAAGAATTTATTATATGTTAAATAGATGGAGAAATCCTAAAGATACAATTTTAAATTAACGTTCAACGACTAGCCGCAAGGCGTAAATATGAAATATATTGTATATAAAACAACAAATAAAGTAAATAATTATATTTACATTGGAGTACATAAAACCGCATATCCAAATAAATTTGATGGATATTTGGGGTGTGGGGTAAGAATCAACAAACCTTCTACTTACGAAAAAGGTAAAACGGCTTTTCAGATTGCCGTGAAAACTTTTGGTCTCTCAAATTTTTATAGAGAAACTTTGGCAATATTTGATACTGAGCAAGACGCTTATTTATTAGAGGAACTTCTTGTCAATGAAGAGTTTTTAGCAAGACCTGATGTCTATAATATGGTGTTAGGCGGCCAGGTAAATAGAGCTAAAGGTAGACCAGTTTATGAATATGATATGGAAACTGGGGAATTTATTCAAGAATTTCCTTCTGCTGTTGCAGCATCTATAGATGCTGATGTCACCCCTAATAATATTAGTCGAGCTATTTTATCATATTACTTAGTCCGAGGAAGATGTTTCTCTTACATAAGAGCAGATAAGATAGATACTTCTCCTTATATTAACAAGCAAACCGCACAGCCGGTTTACAGATATCTAATAAGTGGGGAATTTGACGGCAAGTTTTCTTCGTTAAATAGTGCAGCTAAAGCAATTGATGTTTCTATTGGATATATTCAAAAAGCTACAATTTTCGGATATCGTGTAAAAGATAGTTACTATTTTTCATTTTGTCAAGAAAAATCTTATGATTTAGCTATGACTAGACAAATACAAACTAGAGCCGTATATCGATATGATTCAGAAGGTAATTTTAGTAAAGAATATTCTACACAAAAAGAAGCAGAATTAGATAATAAAAAAAGCAATATCACAAAATCAATAAAAACAAAAACAATAGATACTAATGGTTGGTTTTGGTCTTTGGAAAAAATACCTCAGTTTAATGTTCCAATTAAAAAAGAAGGTAGAAAAATTGCAAAGTTTGATAATGATGGGAATATTATTCAGGTTTGGGATTCTTTACCAAAATGCAAAAAAGATGTTGGTGTTGCTGTACAAAATGTATTACAAGGAAAATATTCTAAACATAAAGGTTTTATATACAAATATATTAATATTGAAATGGGTGTTAATTAAGTTAACTTAATTAAAGATATAGTCTGAACTTACTAGCAATAGTAAGATAACAAAATTGGAAATCCGCTGTGATATTGAGTATTCTGCTCGTTACTTGGCTCTTGAAGACGCTTTCGTTGAGATTGCACAAGAGAAGGATAACGGTCATCGTTCTAGCTATTTGTTTAAGATGCCTGGTCGTCATAAACTGTTGCTTGAGAACTTTACTGAAGCTCGTAATAACATGCTTATGTGGGCTAAATCAACAATGGATGCTAACGGTAAGTGTACTGTTCACGACCGTCAAAACCGTGAGTTGATTTGTGGTGATGGTATCATGCCTCAATACATGCGTTACGCTTCTAAATACAACTACTCTAAAATGAGTATGAATGTAATGAGCGAGGCTATGAGTGCTTTGGCTCAAAAATCTGAAAATCCTGTAGGTAACACGTTAACAATGCTAGCGTGGGCAGTGTGAGAACACTGTAATAATAAATAATTCAAATTGCTGGGAAATCCTTAGAGATTTAACACCACAACATAAGTAGTAATACTAAGTGTGACGGTTTGAAAAGTTAAATATTGGATAATCAGCAGCCGAGGCTTCCTAAAGGGAAGAAGGTTCAACGACTAAATGTTTTATATCTTATGAATTACATTGTCTATAAGACAACTAATAAAATTAACGGTAAATACTATGTAGGAGTACATAGAACAAATCCAGATATATTTGATGGATATATTGGATGTGGTGTTTCTAAAAAAGACAAAAAGAAAAAAGTACTAAAAGGGTTTCCAAAGGCCGTACAAAAATACGGATATGAAAACTTTATTAGAGAAACTCTTTTTATTTTTCCTGATACAGAAGAAGGAAAACAAGATGCCTATAAAAAAGAAAGCGAAATTGTAACAACTGAGTTTATTAAAGATCCTAGAACTTATAATATCTCAAGAGGAGGATTTGGACCTTTATATCCACACGAAAGAGAAATTAGTCAGTATACACTCGATGGTGTGTTTATCAGAACTTGGTTCTCTATCAAAGAAGCAGAAGATGCATTAGGTTTGACGTCTATTTTACAATGTTGTACATTAAAATCAAAATATTGTGGTGATTGGCAATGGCGATATACTTCGGATAATTTAGATAAATTAGATCCTGTCAGAAAAAGAGAAAAAACTGTTTATCAGTTTGATTTAAGCGGTAATTTGCTTAAAGTATGGAAATCTGGAGCTGAGGCATCTAAACAATTCGATAATCCAGCATCGGCAAAATCTGCTATCCACCAAGTTTGTGTAGGAAAACATCGTCATGCTTTTGGGTACTTTTTTTCTTATAAAAATAAATTTACATACACAGAGAAAATATGGGGTACAGCTATCGGTAAATATGAATTAGATGGTACTTTTATATGTAGTTATCAAGATGTTAATGAAGCTGCTAAGGCAGTAGGTGTTATGCCTAATAATATACATCGTGCAATAGAAGGATATCAAAAAACATGTAAAAATTATCGATGGAGATTTTTTTATGGAAACACAAGTAATATAAAACCGTTATAAAGATAATGATATAGTCTGGACTTACTAGAAATAGTAAGATTAACAATTTATCGGGGCTTTTGTGGTAAATCACGTTCTTTTCAACGATATCCAAAAAACCCTTTCAGGATTCCTTCAAACTAATAAAGTAGATAACGCTTACATGTGGTCTAAGTTTGAGGAGAAAAATATTAAAGTTGGTGCTACTTACGCTGCTTATGAATTTGGAGGTGAACAAGCGTATTGCCTCCTGTAACTGAAAGGTTACATAAAACAATTTATTTAATTGCTGGGACATCCTTAGAGTCTTACTGCTACAGCAGAAACGGAAACGTTAAATGCGACAGATGAAAAAGTGTAAGAATTGGATAATCAGCAGCCAAGATCCTGGCCTCTTGAAGGTTGGATAAGGTTCAACGACTATCCCTTAGGGGAGTAGATTATTATTAATCGAAATAATAAACATCTTATGGAATTAAAGTATATAGTATACATTACTATTAACCAATGTAATGGAAAGTTCTACATTGGAGTGCATAAAACAAATCCTAATACGTTCGATGGTTATATTGGATGTGGTATATACAGGATGTCTAATGCTTGTAAAGATATGCCTTTTCACCATGCTGTTAGAAAGTATGGATATGAAAATTTTAAGAGAACTACACTTAGAATCTTTGATACTGAAGAAGAGGCTTTTAACTTTGAAAAAGAACTGGTAACTCCAACTTTATTAAAGAGTAAAACCTGTTACAATTCCTCTGTTGGAGGAAAAGGCGGAGTTCCTTTAGAATGTTGTAAAAGAGTTTACCAATTCACATTAGACGGAGAATTTATTACATCGTATGGGTCGCCTAGACTAGCAGCAGAAAGCCTAGGTGTAGATAATATTGAATCAGTAAGACAGGCCATTAAAAATAATTGTACTAAACGTGTACAATCAGCTTATGGGTTTTTCTGGTCGTATACTAAGAAATTCGAACGACTTACAAAATCAAAACCTGTCGCTCAATATACTTTAACTGGTAAATTTATAAGGTATTACGAGAGTATTGAGATCGCAGAATACGAATTAGGAATAAATACTATATCACAAGCACTGAAAAATAATTTTTCAAGTGGGGGATATTATTGGAAATACTATAACGGAGATGACAGCGATATTAAAACTTCTCCTTCTGTATTTTATAAAAATAAAGTAATTCCAATAATTATGGTTAACGTTAAAACAAAAGAATGCACTGAATATAATAATGTATCAGAATGTGTTAAAAATAACCCCAATTTCTCAGCATCTCAGATTAATAGAGTGCTTAAAGGTATTATTAGGACACATAAAGGATATACTTTTAAATATAAAGATGAAGATATAGTCTGACTTATTTAGAAATATTTAAGATTTTAGAATACTATTGTGTTCCATGTTGATAACGCTTTGAGTGTTGAGTATCCAAATCGCGGCTTTGGTATTTTGGTTGATCAAACTACTGACAAAGCTACTGGTATGGGTCAATGGCAAATGTTCACATTGCGTGATAAAGCATTTGTTGATAATACTATCAGCGGCGTTCAAACTAAGCGTGGTGAAGTAGCTACTGCTGTAGCAGGTGGTAAGGATGTAATAAGTGGTTATGCTGGTATCATGGTAGCTAACCCATATCGTGCTTACGTTCTTATTCAAAACTAATAAGATTGTATAAATCAAGATAAAATTTTCGAAAGTGTGGAGGGAAACCTCCCACTTTCTTTTCCATGTTAATAAGAAATAATATGACTGAGCAACTAGAAGAAATTATTGTATTAAAAAGTACTTATAATAAAACTCCAGGAATTACAATTAAAATCGAACCTTGCAAGGATCCTAATGGTAGATGGCCAGAATGTATTCGTCAGGTTAATTCAAATGGCGATATGATTTTGTCTGAACAAGATATTAAGGAGCAGAATAATAAAAATCGAGTATTTTTACCAGCTAATGAACCTATTGAAGTTCAACACGGTACAACTTTTAATCTTAATGACCCATTACAATCTGCACAATGGGAAGCAATCAGATGGTCTAAAATGATTGCAAAAGAACGTGATGAACGTGATATTAATGGTAATTATGTAATCGACGGTGCTGCTTCGATTGCAGATAGATACGGAAATCCTAAAGGTACTTACGGTTTGGCTGAATTGTATGTAGAACGCCCCGGTAAAGTAGCGAAACTCCGAAACGATTCTAGACGTAAAATTTATCAAGCTCAAAAGCTTGTACTAGAAGATAGTTTGGATCACATGATTATGATCTGTCGTTTATTTGATAAAGATATGCGTACTGCCAATGCTAATGACGTTGAAGATTATTTGATGACTAAAGCAGAAAAGCAGCCAGATCTTATTATTAAATATTACGAAGCCGAAGAATCGAAAATTCAACTTTTGCTTATCATGGCTATTGAACGCAAGGTTGTCGAAAAACGAGTTGATGGTTTTTATTATGGAGACATGAAACTCGGTGCTACTAAAGAATATGTGGCTGATATGCTTAAAGGAAACAAAGAGTTATATGAGAATATTAAAAAGGAAACTTTTCCTGAAATGACTCCAACTAAAAGTACTAAAAAGTAATAAATTATGACTATCAAACAATGTTACGAAGCGTGCTTAATTGAATTAGATAAAGTGCAAGCCCCATCATTACTATTAGAAGATTTTAATTATTTATTCAACAAAGCTATTCAAAAATACTTTAATAAAAGATATAGTTTATTTGAAGCAAATCAACAATTAACTGATGATTTGCGCGTCTTGTCAAATACGGTTAAATTGACTGAAGACACAACAGTTGATATAAAAAATAGAGCTGGTGATGGTCATGCCTTTAAATTACCTAATGACTATGTGCATCTTTTAAATTGTATTTGTGAGTTCTCAAACACAGGAAACAATTGTGATACTCGAAATATTACACATCGAATAGGCGCTAACAAGCTCACTTCTAACGAATGGTCCTAGATTATTACAAATTATTATATGCGACCTTCTGTTAAACAGCCGTATTATTATATAACTAATATAAATACGCCTACATCTAGCAACATTCCAGTTGATAGAGTTGAAGGTACAAGATATGGAAATAGCAATATTTCTATGTTAGAGATAAAGTGTGGTATATTACCATCTGGAACTACACTTGATGGAATCTATGTCGAATATTTAAGAGCTCCCGAATATGTTAAATTAGAAATAGACGAGCTTGATAAAATTGAAGATGATTCATACATGCTTGAATTTCCAGATTATGTAATTTATGAAATTATTAATGAAATGGTTACATCTGTATTAGAAAATAATAAAGATCCAAGAATACAGACATTTCCTACTGTTAATAATACAATTACCGCACCTGCTAAAAGATAATAATTTTTATATTTTATAATTTTATAAGACTATGTTTCAATATTCTACCGAAACAATTATTAATTCAAATGTAGGTAATGTACCTGTTGGCGGTAAAAATGTTCGTTATGCCGCTGTTACAATGAGTGAAAATGGCTTGGCTGCTGGCACTAGTGACACTGCTAACGCTTTTCTTGTAGACGGTGTTGGTTTGTATCACAAGGGTAATATCACAAACGTAAGTTTGCGTGAGTATCAAGAGGCAAAACCTGATACTATCGAGGTGACTATTCCTGTAGGTTTGACTGGTGTATATCGTCTTGCAATTTACACTTCTCAAGAAGGTATTTCTTCTTCTATTTATGCAGATGCTCAACTTCGTCACAAAAAGCCTTTCTTCTATGAGGTTGAAGATCCTACTGCTGAAAAGTTAGCTGCTTTGATTGAGAAAG